GGAGAAAAAACAAATTATTTTATCCATTGCAAAGAATCTACCAATCGAAGATGGTGTCTTAACTGCGGTACAAAAAGCCGAACAATACTACGAAAAAACTTATGGCAATGACAAACAATAAACAACAAACGGCAGTGGGCCGTTATAACCTAATCTGGGCCGTTGCAATCCTGCGGGATGACTTCGGCCTTACTTGGCGCTCGATTGGTGAGCGTTTGAACATTGATAACAAAAAAGCGCATTATTTATATGGAAAAAGAAAAAAGTATTACAGCATTAATTTGGGCGTTACTGAGCCCAGCGGAACAGGCACGACTCAAACAGTCGTTAATTTCGTTAGAGATATTGGAACGAATACGGTTTCACGAAAATGACACGCGCAGCAGGGATAAGATTTTAACCACACTAACAACTAAATTTGATGGATTATATACTGGAATACTCGAGGAAATCGAGAAGAGTCAGGGAGCTGGAGAATAAACTAGCTTACACCGTTGCAAAGTATGAGAAGGAAATAGCAGGGCTAAAAAAGGAAATTTTAGCACCGAAGATTAAGTTTACTTCCAAGATGGGGCAATTCGAAAAAGTGTTACAGGTGGCCTGTATGGTTTGCAATGTAACGCCTGCGGAGGTGCTGAGCAAAATGCGTAGGGGGGATATTATGGTAGCCCGTCATTTAGTTGTATACCTTTTGCGACACGATTACGCCCTGCACTATGCCGAAATAGGGCGGAGGTTGAATAGAGACCACAGCACGGCAATTAATAGCTTTAAGCAGTTTAGCAATAGCTTGGAATATAGGCGCGAGGAAAGGCGCATTTATAATACCGCCAAAGAGTTGCTTTGTATTACTGAGCAGGTCGAAGGCTTAGGAATGGAGGTGCAAAGTGCTTAGGGATTACCAAGTGGATAGCGTGGCCCAAGTGCAGAGGGCGTTTGCTTCCGGCAGTAAGCGGGTGATCCTTTGCCTACCTACTGGAGCGGGCAAGACTGTTATATTTTCAGACATAGCGCACAGGGCAGCGTTAAAGGGCAAGCGGGTTGCAATCCTAACGCACCGCAGGGAGTTGCTGAGTCAAGCGGGCAAACTAAACAGCTGCGATGTGTTGATGGTGGAAACGCTCAATAACCAAATTAAGCGCGGGTTGGATTTAAGCCAGTACGATTTGCTAGTAGTGGATGAGGCGCACATTGGTAACTTTAGGAAAGTGCTCGAGGGATTCAATGGCTTTGTAATTGGGGCGACTGCAACGCCGGTATCTAACCCGCCATTAAAAGACAGTTACAATGCTATAGTTTGCCCTGTTGGGATAGAGTCATTGATAGAGCAGGGATGGCTTGCCAATCCGCACACTTACGCAATGCACCCCGTCGACACTTCTAAGCTAGCGACGGCCCGCGGTGAGTATACCGAGCAAAGCCTAGACGATGCTTTTAACAAGCCGAAAGTTTATGAGGGTGTAGTGCATGAATTTTGCCAAAAATGGGCCGATAAAAAGGCTATTGTATTTTGTGTAAATATCAGCGCCACGATCAACACGGCCTTAGAATTTAGAAAGCAGTTAGGAGCGGGCAGAGTTTGGGGCGTGCACTCAAAACAAAGCCCACAGGAACGGGAGCAGATAATTGCAGATTTTAGCGCATCCAAAAACGGCATACTAGTGAACTGCGGAATCGCCACCACTGGCTTTGACTGTCCCGATATTGAAGTAGTTGTAATTAATCGCGCTACTAAGTCGGTGGCACTATGGTTGCAAATGGTGGGCAGAGCCTCGCGTAGAACCGCAACCAAATCAGCCTTTACAATCCTAGACTTTGGCGAGAATGTAACGCGTCTTGGATTTTGGCAGGAGCCGCGCGATTGGGCGCAGCTGTTCGAGAATCCTAAAAAGAAAGGCGAAGGCGTTGCGCCTGTTAAAGACTGCCCAGCCTGCGGGTTTGTAGCTTACGCTTCCGCTCGCGTTTGTGCTAACTGTGGGGCGGAGTTTCCTGCAGCGGCCAAGACTGAAGCGGAGGTAATTGCAGAGCTAAAAGAAATGCAGTACAAACAACTTGGCAAACTTGAGGGCCGTAAAATTTACGAGATTGCCCAAAACTCTGCGGACCTATTCGAGCTGCAACGGGTTAAAAAGTATAAACAGGCTTTTATTGAGCGTGTGCTATACTTCGCCAATTATAGCGAGTTACAGAGGTTTTGGCGTTCTAAAGGTTATACGGATGGCTACCGATGGCGCAAAGAAAGGGATTTTGCAGAGGGCGCTCCAGTTAAGAATTTTACAGTAAGGTTGGGGGAGGTTGCAGGATGAGAAAATACTGGACAGAAAAAGAAACCCGGGTATTGATTAAAATTTACGCCGATACAATTAAGGCGGATCTAGCGAAGCAATTTAACTGCACGGTGAAGCAGATTTACAATAAAGCAAAGCGTTTGGACCTATCCAAATCTAAGCAATATCTGCAACTACATGGCGGCCGAATAACGGAAACCAACATAGCGACCCAGTTTAAAAAAGGGCATAAGAGTTGGAATAAAGGGCTGAAAGGTTTGCAAATGGGAGGGGTGCAAACTCAGTTTAAAGCTGGAGGTTTGCCTCACAATACCAAGCCCATCGGATACCGAAGTACCAGGGATGGCTATTTGGTAGAGAAAACAGCGAACGGATTTGAGTTTTTGCATTGGCTGCTTTGGCGTCAGCACTACGGCGAAATACCAAAAGGGCTGTTTGTCGTATTTAAGGACCGCAATAGGCTCAACGTTTGCATTGACAACCTCGAGCTTATAGACCGCTCCGAGCACATGCGCCGCAATCATATCCAAAATTTACCCGCTGAACTGCGGGCAGTAATTCACATAAAAAAACAAATAACTAGAAAAATTAACCAACATGGCACGAAACAAAATTAACGACTTAAGGGATCATCTCTTTGAAACACTAGAACGCCTGAAGGATGGCGACATCGACATAGCAACAGCTAAGGCAATGGCAGACGTCGGGCAAGTGATTATCAACTCAGCAAAGATTGAAATAGACTTTATCCGCGCCACTGGAAGCACCAAGGATTCGGGCTTCATTAAATTGGGTGATGGTAACGAAAAACTGCTTTGAGTAACTACGCAATAATTCCACGCCTCGGAGTGTACTATTTTGCAATCCAAAAAAAGACTAAGTTTGTACCCCTATTTAAAATTTCAAAGGTGAACGGAACCACCGCCGAAGAGTTCCACAAATTAATAAACCAATTAAAAATCAACTTAAAAGATGACACCACACGAAAACCAAAACAACCAACCAACACACGCGAGAATCGGACACGTGGAAATAACGCCTAACGGAATCCTAATTAAGGCCATTTATTTAACCGATGAGAACGGTGTGTATATTAGGGATGCTCAATTAACGGGCAAAGTTTTCTGCACTCTTACGGAAAATTTATTACCAATTACGATATGCAAATAAACTTTTTGCCTAGCTTAAAACAAAGCGGGAAATTTACCGTAATGGGGATTACTGAATATTTGGAGTTGGTCAGAAGTGGGGCGTATAGTAAGCAAGTCAACGCGTTCCAAAACGCAGGGGCTTTAAGCAAAGACCAGCAGGCCGAAATTAAGCAGCAGATCCCTGCAGTAACAATAAGCGGAATTTTTAAAGAATCGGTAAAAAATGCAAACCTACATACCCATAGCGGATTAATTTGTATAGATTTTGACGCGGTAGAGAATCCCGGACAGCTCAAAGCAGAGTTATCCAAAGACCCCTATACTTTCGCCGCCCTACTTTCCGCTTCAGGCAATGGATTGGCCGCAATCGTACGTATAGAAGCCGACAGGCATTTGGATGCGTTCAACGGGCTAAAAACATACTATTTCCGCAATTACGGACAATTAATAGATGCGAGTTGTAAAAATGTAAGCCGTTTAAGGTTCCTGTCTGTAGATCCTTTATTATTTACCAACCCATCAAGCAAGGTATTTAAGGAATACCCAAAAAAGGAGGCCAAGCCCAAGGTCGTTAACACGGTGCTAACTGGCAACGAGTTTGACGAATTAATAGACAGGATTTGCAGAGGCGGGTTTGATTTAACCGCGGGCGTTTACGCCAACTACCTCAGTATCGGCTTTGCACTGGCTTCCCAGTTTGGCGAACGAGGGCGCGAGCATTTCCACGCCGTATGCGCGCAAAATGATAAATACGACCCTGCCAAGGCAGACAGGCAATTTACATATTGCTTACGCGATACTGGCCTAAGCAAAGTAACGATAGCCACATTTTACTATTATGCCAAGGAGGCAGGGGTTGAACTAAAATCGGCCCAGTCCGTTAAGCTCGAGAATATAGCCAAAATGGCAAAAAAACAAGGGCGCGGTCAGGAGTCAGTTATTGAAATTGCGCGCCTTCAGGGCATGGATATTGAGAAAGCCACAGAGACTGCGGCGGCGGTATACGAGGCAAACGTTAACCTCGCATTGGTTGGCCAGACTAACCTTGGATTAGTGCAGTTGTACCTATCCAATAATTACCAATTATTTTACAATACGATTACGACCGATTTAGAGGATCGCACAGTGCTATTTAACAACAGGGCTAAGATTATAGACGATATGGCCCTCAATACGATGTATTTGCGCTTTAGCGAGGTTACAGATAATAAGATTAGCTTTGAGTTTTTTTGCCGTGTAGTGTACTCTGAGCTCACGACCTATTACAACCCTTTTGAGGATTTTATTAGACTCAATGGCTCAATAACCCGCTCAATGGGGTTAATATCCGACTTAGCGGCCTGCATTGAAACGCCGACGCCAAACGTTGCAAAATATCTGACTCATTGGGGCGTTGGCATGATTGCATCCATTTTTGGTCGCACTAGCCCGCTTGTTTTAGTGTTAGCAGGTGAACGCCAGAACACAGGTAAAACAGAATTTTTCCGTAGATTATTGCCCCCTCAACTTAGCAATTACTACGCAGAGAGTAAACTGGATGGCGGCAAAGATGACGATATTTTGTTAACCAAAAAGCTCATTATTATGGATGATGAATTTGGGGGTAAGTCTAAGCTTGAAAGTAAGCGCTTTAAGGAGTTAACTTCTAAAGCGTCCTTTAGCATCCGCCTACCCTACGGACGCACTCACCGCGATCTAAAACGTTTGGCCGTCTTAGCGGGCACTACAAACGATTTGGGCCTAATCAGCGACCCAACAGGCAACCGTCGAATCTTGCCAGTAAATGTAACTGCAGTAAACCAAGCCCAATACAACGCCATCGACAAATCGGCACTATTTATGGCCTTTTATGACTTATACCAAAGTGGCTTTAAGTGGGAGTTATCAAGCGCTGACATAGCAGAATTAAACGAAAATAGCGACGAATTTAACGCTATTAATTTTGAGGCTGAATTAATAAACCAATTTTTATTTAATCCAAAAGAGGGCGAATATTCGTCATATTTAAGCAATACAGAAATTAAAATTTACCTAGAATTGTGCTCAAATCAGAAAATATTTGACACTCGGAAGCTCGGAATGGAGTTAAAAAATATGGGATTTTTGCAACGCGCAACAAAATTAAACGGCAGAACGCAGCGAGTTTATCGCGTTGGAAAGTTAAAAACGCCCCAAAATGACTAAAAACGGCCAAAAAATGCAATTCCAGTGTAACCAAAGCCTAGCGTGGGCTAGAGGCCTATTTTGGGCAAAAGGTTACAGAGGTTACACTGAAATACTTAACTTTGCCTAATGAAAAATATTTTTTTCAAATCCCTTTTTTTCTGTTTTAGTATTCTGCAAAGTCTTTGTATTTTGTGTTCTCTCTGTAACTTTAATTGCCTAGCCCAAGCCCAGACAGGGTTACACTGGAATTTTTTTCTCTGTAACCTGAAGGCTAAAAATCAGCGCTATCCCAATCCTAGCAACGGTTACACTGAAATTGGGGCTCTCTGTAACCTACTATTAATTAAAAAACAAATAAAATAATATGAATGAGAATCAATTACAGCAGAGTATTTACTTATGGTATCAGAATACTTATGTTATTAAAGATAAGCGTTGTATGATATTGAGCATACCCAATGGAGGGCTAAGGGATAAGATGACAGCGGTAACGATGAAGGCAACAGGGTTGTATAAGGGGGCGGCTGACCTAATGATAGCGCACAGGGGTTGGGTCGGGTTCGTTGAGCTTAAGACTGAGGTAGGCATACAGTCACCTGCACAGCGTCAGTTTGAGGCCCATTGCATTGAGGCAGGATTACCCTATAAGATTGTGCGCACATTGGCAGAGTTCCAGCAGTTAATCCTTAGCCTAGATGCCAAGCGTTAACAAACCAAAAGGCGACAAGGGAAAGCCTAAGCGTCCTTACGTCAAAGGTTCTTATGTCGAGGTTCGATACAATACTACGCGATGGCGTAACGTGCGCGAACAGGTAATGCAATGCAATCCGTTATGCGTTAACTGCGAATCGTTGGGCTTACTGACAGATGCGCAGATGGTGGATCACATAGAACCAGTGCGATTAGGTGGTGAGTTCTGGGATGTAGATAACCTTCAACCGCTTTGTAACTCTTGCCATGCTTCCAAGTCAGCGCGAGAACGTAATTCGACCCCATACGGGGGTAATAATCTATGAGGTACGTGCTTAAAACCGCGGGTCTTACTTTTATTCACACCCGCGCAAAAATAAATGTACTAAATTTTAGACTATATTTGTAAATATGAAAGGAAGGCCACGAATACCAACCGAAATTAAGATTTTGAAGGGCACCGTCGAGCGAAGCAGGGAATTGGCCGCGCCGATGATCGTTGAACTAAGCGAAGGCGTGCCACAACCTCCCGCGCACTTAAACGCTTTGGGCTTTGAGTATTGGGATATCACTTGCAAGGAGTTAAAAAATAATCATTTGTTAACGGGCGTGGATCTTGGATTAGTTGCCGGGTACTGCAACGAATTGGGACTTTATAAGAAAGCGTGCGGAATGACAGAGGCGGAGGGGGAAGTTGTGTTAAATCGTTTCGGTGATAAAGTGATTAGCCCCTGGTACGATGTTAGGAGCCGAGCACTTAAGCAAGCTACACAAATGGGGCAACTATTTGGAGTAACGCCAAGCGCGAGGGGTAAGATTGAAACAGGCAAGAGCGCGCCAGTAAGTAAATTGGAACTTTTACAAAAATCAAAAATAGCATGAAAAAGAAAATTGAAACAACCGAGCCAGTGGAAGTAACGGCGGGCGTAACCTTTAGAGTTGAGCCCAGCGGTTTGCATTTTATTATTAGCCGTAACCAAGGCAGCGGCTTTAAGCCTTGCGGCAAAGACGGGCTTTGGAGCGAAACCCCGCACCTTTACAGAAACGAATACCTTGCCGCTCAGGCGTTAACTTATTTCGTTGCGAATAGCTGAGCAATATATTGACGACGTAGTAAGCGGGCGCGTAATTGTGTGCGAACACGTGCGCAATGCCGTTAACCGCTATCTGTCGGATCGCGCAAGCGGTTGGGCGTTTAGCGAAAACTACGCGCAGCACGCCATCGACTTTATCGAACAGCTCGAGCACTCGACGGGAGACTATGCCGGCAAGCCGTTTAAGTTGGAAGGGTGGCAGGCGTTTATTATTTGGAATCTGTTTGGCTTTCTCAATCCAGACGGCTCGCGCAGATTTACGCGGGCTTATGTGGAAGTACCACGAAAAAATGGGAAATCTACTTTTAGCTCTGCGGTTATGCTTTATGGCTTAATGGCCGACGGCGAAAGCGCAGCGCAAGTTTATAGCGCTGCAACTAAACTGGACCAAGCTATGATGGTATTTGCGGAAAGCGTGAGGGTTTGCCAAAATGTCGACTGGCTAGCAGAATCGTTAACCGTTAACAACAGTGTAAACAATAGGCGCATACTTTACGGGCAAAGTATTTATAAGCCCCTCGAATGGAACCCTAGCAAACAGGACGGACTAAATACGCACTTTGCAGTAATTGACGAATACCACGCGCACCCTAATGATGAGCTTTACAATGTATTGCGCAACTCGATGGGCGCAAGGAGGCAACCGTTGTTATTTACAATTACAACCGCTGGCTTTAATCGTGAGTCGCCTTGCTATAAGCATAGGAATTACTGCGCGTCTGTTTTATCTGGGGCGATTGTAGACGATGCTTTGTTCAGCGTCATTTACACGCTCGACGAAGGCGACGATTGGACTGACTCGGCGAACTGGGCCAAAGCTAACCCTAATTGGGGGGTTTCGGTTTATCCGCGTCAGTTAGAGCAGGCGCTAACCGAGGCAAAGGAATTTATACACAAAGAAGTTGAGTTTAAAACCAAACTGTTAAACGTATGGACCGACACGGCAATGACTTGGATAAATGACAGCACTTGGATGGATTGCGCCGAGTTGCAAAAACTAGACGGTATTTGTTACGGCGGGTTGGACTTGGCAAGCACTGGAGACTTTTGCGCGTTTACTTTATATTGGCCGGAATACTCGGCGATTAGGACTTGGTACTTTTTGCCAAGCGAGGCAGCGTACAAACGAAAGGATGCGGCCGGGGCAAGTATAAGGCAATGGATTGCAGACGGTGTAATTACTACAACCGATGGCAACGTAACGGACTATAATTTTATTAAGGCCCAAATATTAGATTTGGCTTTGGAGTTTGAAATTAAGGATATTGCTTACGATCGTTTCAACGCTTCGCAGCTTGTTATTGATTTACAAAACGAGGGCTTGCAAATGTTTCCATTTGGGCAGGGTTTTATTTCAATGAGTTCACCAACTAAGGAACTTGAGCGCTTAGTAAAAGACGGCAGGCTTAAACACGATGGCAACCCAGTTACGCGTTGGATGATGGGCAATGTATTACTTGCAAGCGACCCCGCGGGCAATATTAAGATTAACAAAGCAAAGAGCGGCGATAAGGTCGACGGGCCTGTATCTATT